ATGATTGTTGTTGACAATTGGTGTCTCCATGTAAAATACCGCGACCGGGTGCGGTCGCCTAAAACATCCTATATAAGAAGGAGCGGTCGCAGTCCCCTAGTAGGCATGGATCAGCCCACCACTTTACACGATCTGCAGGATTACTATGGACTAAATTACTGGTCAATTGAGATCCCCTGTTTGATCTGCAAACAGATAACAACCTGTAGAGATCGTATACATTTTGAACGTGGACGGTTTAAATTGAAGTGGAAGTGTGGGCTACCGTATGCGATTTGTCTGAGTTGTTTGAGATTTTATGCAACGTATGAAAGACTATACCAATATCGGTATTCGCAACCTGTGAACGACGTGCTACAGGACACGGGACTCAACCTTTTTGACCTGTCAGTACGGTGTGGCCTATGTTTAGCTTTGCTGACATTTGAAGAAAAATTATTTCTATCGCGCACTGGATCATGGTTGCAACTCTGTAAAGATAAGTGGAGGGGGCGTTGTAGCGAATGTCGCTATCATTAATGTCAAAGACATGCATGGGGTGACAGCAACTCTGCAGGACATAGTGCTGTATGAGTATCCGGAACCGCACAGGCCAGTCGATCTACATTGTGATGAGGAGGTGGCTTATTCTGACCTAGACGAAGAGGAGGAGTCCGTGTCCGTGCTGCAAACACCTTATCGTGTACTGGTCGAGTGTGGTTTTTGCAGACGTCCAGTGCGTATTGTGGTAGTGTCTACCGGGGGAGGCATCCACCGGTTGCACCAACTGCTGCTGGAGAATCTGCAGTTGATCTGTCCCGTGTGCGCTAGGGAGCGTACCCTCTGAGTGACATGGCATCACCACCACCAGGTACAGACCCTAGGAATGAGTGGGTTTTATTAGAAGCATACTGTAGTGAGGATGATGATTCCGTGGAAGACGAACCGGAACCAGAATCCGCTACAGACCTGGAGTTCCTAGACAACAGTATACAAGAGCAGGGAAATACCCTAAGTCTATTCCGGGATCAGGAAAATGAGGATAGTCAGCGACAGTTATTACAATTAAAACGAAAGTTACTACAGAGCCCGCAGCAAGAGGGGCAGGATCTTACGGAGCTCAGTCCTAGACTGCACGCCATCCGTATCAGTCCTCCTAAAAAAACACCGAAGAGACGTCTCTTCGAGTTGGAGGGGGATAGTGGGGTCGTGCTGAGTCTTTCCATGCAGAATGAAACTTCAACTTCTGATGAGACCAGGGTGGAAGACAGCCAGGTAGACCACAGCGAGCTCGATACGGTAGATAGGGGGGCTGTACGGCAGGGAGGCGGGGAACAACAGGGTGTGGAAACGCTAACAAAAGAATTGTTAAGAAGTAATAATGTCCGTGCGACGTTATTAGCCAAATTTAAGGGATTAGCAGATGCCAGTTTTACAGAGTTGACGCGACAATTTAGAAGTGATAGAACATGCTGTGCAGATTGGGTTGTGGCTGCGTTCGGGATCACAGAAATCCTTTATGAAAGTACTAAGACAGTATTAGCACCACATTGTCTGTATATGCAGCTGCGACATCTTGCAGGAACGGAAGGGCGGGTATTATTAATGTTATTACAATTTAAAGCTGCGAAGAATCGTTGTACTGTGAAAAAATTGTTACAAGGTATATTAGGTGTCCCGGAGCTTGTGTTGCTTGCAGACCCTCCGCGCTGTCGAAGTGTGGCTGTGGCCGTGTATTGGTATAGAACAGGGGTCTCCGCGGGTACCTATATTACCGGGGAAACACCAACCTGGCTGAAACAGCAAATATCCATTTCTCATCAAAATTTGGAGGTAGTATCATTTGACCTAGCATCAATGGTGCAATGGGCATATGACAATAATATTACAGATGAGTGTACCCTTGCATATGGCTATGCGTCATTAGCAGATCAGGACAGTAACGCGGCAGCATGGCTGGCAAGTGCATCACAAGCACGGTATCTAAAAGACTGTATAACAATGGTCCGTCTATATAAACGTGCTGAGATGCAACAAATGTCCATGTCAAGTTGGATACATCAGAGAACGAGTTTAGTAAAACAGGAGGGGGACTGGCGGGACATATGTAGATTCCTTCGTTTACAGGGGGTAAATTTTATTTCATTCCTTAATGATTTGAAGGCATTCCTTAAAGGAAAACCAAAGCATAATTGTATACTAATACACGGCCCGCCTAATACGGGGAAATCCTTATTTTGTATGAATTTATTAAACTTCCTAGGGGGGAATGTCCTATCCTTTGCAAATTCAAAAAGTCATTTCTGGCTGCAACCCGTAATAGATGCAAAAATAGTGTTGATAGATGATGCCACCTTTGCATGTTGGGATTATATGGATACATATTTAAGAAATGCACTAGATGGTAATCCAATTTGTATTGACCGGAAACATCGTTTACCTGTGCAAACAAAATGTCCACCGCTATTGGTTACTTCAAATATTAATATCCTAACAAATGAACGATGGCGTTATCTATACAGCAGGGTGCGCTGTTATGGTTTTTCAGTAGATATGCCATTAGATAGAAACGGGAATCCTGCATTTGCATTAACGGCTGACAGTTGGGCATCTTTCTTTAAAAGGTTTTGGACAAATTTAGAATTGAGTGACCAGGAGGACGAGGGGGAAGATGGAGACTCTACACAAGCGTTTAGGTGCTGTACAAGAACAGTTGATGGACTTGTACGAACAAGATAGTAAAGACCTAAAGGCACAGATTATGCATTGGACTTTGGTCAGAAAGGAACAGGTAATTTTGTATGCTGCAAGGAACAGTGGACTGCGCAGACTGGGGTATTATACAGTACCGAGTCTTGCGGTGGCGCAAGCAAAGGCAAAGGAGGCAATTGAAATAGGGCTGGTGTTGGACTCATTAGCAGCGTCAGCATATGCCTCGGAGCCCTGGACATTGTCAGATACATCTAGTGAGCGGTGGCTTTCACCCCCGGCACGATGTTTGAAAAAGGGGCCGATAAATGTAGAGGTAATATATGATGGCGACAAGGACAATATGATGTGCTATACATCCTGGCAGTATATTTATTATCAAGATGGCGACGATATATGGAGAAAGGTGGAGGGTGCAGTGGACCTTCTCGGCGCATACTATATGGATGGGAACTATAAACATTATTATATGTACTTTGATGACGACGCGAGACGCTATAGTAAGAACAATTACTGGGAGGTCCGATATAAACATAAAGTTTTGTCTCCTGTTACTCCTGTTACTAGCACAACCGGAGACGACGCCGCCGCCCCAGCCACCGCGCCCACAGTCCCTACAAAATGGTGGGGGCGGCCCTCCTCTGACCATCCCGACAGTGTTGCGTCCCCAAGGACCCCATCGCCACGGCCGGCGGCCGGAGCACCGGAAACTTCCACGCCTCGACTTAAGCGGAGGTCAGTATCCATCCCGGAACGGCCTAGGAAATACCCCAGGGTCAGCAACACCCGGCACCCGGGGGACGGGCAGTCCGACGACGAACCCGACCCTGGACCCGTCGCCTCAACCAGTGGGCCCGCCCCCAACCCCGAGACCAGTGACTCCGACACCTCAGACGCCGACTTCGAACGGCCCCGTGGAGTTGGGGCCAGAGACGGAGCCCGGTCCAGAGGAGGTAGAGGGGCCGCCAGAGGGGGCCGAGGCAGAGGAGGCAGCGGCAGGGCCCAAGGGCACCGAGGAGCAGGAGAAGGAGGAGGAGGAGGACGAGGAGGACGAGGAGGAGGACGAGGAGGACGAGGAGGGAGCTGTACCACCACCTCCACCACCTACACCAACCCCAACACCCAGGCGGGTGTCGGCCCATCGCTACTGTGGCTGCACGGCGAGGGGGACATCCAAAACCAAACAGCTGAGTGCACTCCTACGGTCCTTCCTGGATTCCTGGGATGCAGCTGTAGACCAGCTGATAGATCAGCTAAAGAAGGAGTTCCCCGACCTAATCAAACGCCCATTGCCATTGTAACCGGTGGGGCAAATCAGGTGAAATGTATGCGCTATAGATGGCAGCATAGGAAGCACCGTCCTTTTGCATCTCTCAGCACTACATGGACATGGGCTACCGCACCGGGGGAAGGGCCTAGTGGGAACATGCTGGTTACTTTCACGGACACTGCACAACGGGACTTATTTTTTGCTACCATACCTTTACCTAGTGGAGTGACGACCACTACAGGCTTTTTGGACTTATAATAAAATGCCACGCTTACGCACACGCAGGGCTACGGTGGAGGATATCTATCGCTCCTGTAGACCCACAAATACCTGTTCCGCTGATGTAATAAATGCAGTTGAACAAAACACGCTTGCAGATCGGTTTCTGAAATGGATCAGTAGCTTTCTATACTTTGGGAATCTTGGTATAAGTACCGGTTCCGGTGGGGGTGGACGTTTAGGGTATACCCCGTTAGTTCCCAGTAGACCGGCTGTGTCCACCAGTGCAGCCAGACCCCCAGTGGTTACAGATACCATCGGTGCCTTAGATATCTTAGGCCCCACACCRGGACAGATTGATGCTGCGTCACCTTCCATTGTCCCGTTAACCGATGGCACAGCATCGGGGACACTTGATATTGAAACCATTGCAGAAATACAACCCCCACCCCCACCACATGGCGGAGCGGGTCTCGGTGGCTTTGCAGAGACGGAGGGTGCTGTCCTTCCATCCTCGGACCCTCCCATCCAACCTGCAATTTCCCATACACAATTTAATAACCCTGCCTTTGAGGTCACCAATAGTACCCCCGATAATATTGGTGAAATCTCCACTGGTGACCATGTCATTGTATCCCATGAAGGGTCTGGTCAGTCCGTTGGGGAGGCCCCGTCTATCCCCCTTCATGACTTACAACCGAGTTCCACATCCTTTGACACAGATATTATAATGGAAACCGATTTCGGGGGTCGGACAAGCACACCAGCTGCAGACCCTACAGTACGTGGTGACAGAGCAGTCTTATATGGCCGCCGTGTTGCACAGAGGCCTCTTACAGATCCGACCTTTCTGAACCGCCCTCAGGACCTTGCAATCTTTGACAATCCTGCTTTTGATCCTGAGGAAAGCTTTGATCTTCCGAAAGCCCCTGACACGGTCGAGGCTGCCCCACATAGTGATTTTACAGATGTAGTTCATATTGGTCGTCCACGGTATGGTCTCTCCCAGGATGGTCATGTCCGTTTGAGTAGACTAGGTACACAGGCTGGGGTACGAACCCGTAGCAACACCATTCTAACAGGCCAAACACATTTTTATCTGGATATTAGCACACTTACAGAGGCCCTCGAATTACCTACCTTAGGTGAACATGCAGGATTGTCTAGTTCCTTGGACCCTCTACTTACAGAATCTAGTTTTACCATTCATGATACTGCATCCCCTTTTGAAATCATTGATTTGGACCCGAGTTCCACCCAATATACCGAAGATGACCTCCTTGATATATTCCCTGACATTGGCGATCGTCTGCAGCTGCGATTCACTAGGCCACGCCAACCTACTAGCACTACTGTCCCTAATCTTACAGGGGCCTTTGGGGACTCTGTAGTAAATACAGGGTCTGGTATCTATCTACATATACCGGAAGACCATAGCACCCCCAGAATACCTACCATCATCGACTGGACAAGTATTATGTTTCCACAAGCATCTCACATCTCCTCCTTCGATTTTCTGCTTCACCCTAGTGCCCTAAGACTGCGACGGAAACGGAAACGCTCAGTACATGACGATGACGGGACCATTATTGAATAGCAAGCTATACCTCCCCCCTGCTGCTGTGACTAAAATACGCCCGACGGACGCTTATGTCATACGCACCTCGGTATACTACCATGCACAGAGTGAACGACTGCTGACTGTTGGACATCCATATTACCCTATTAAGAAGTCACCTGATGTGGACGTTCCCAAAGTCTCACCTCATCAGTACAGGGTATTTAGGGTTAAACTCCCTGATCCTAATCGACTTGCACTGACTGACAAAACCCTCTTTAACCCTGACAAAGAACGTTTAGTATGGGCCTGCCGTGGTATAGAAGTGGGCCGTGGCCAACCCCTAGGTGTTTCCTTAAGTGGACACCCCTTATTTAATCGTTTTGCAGACACAGAGAATTCTGCAAAATATATAGACAGTAAAGGTAGGGACAATAGACAAAATATTTCTTTTGACTGCAAACAGACCCAGTTACTGATGGTTGGTTGCAGACCTGCTATTGGTGAATATTGGGATAAGGTGGACGGTTGCAAGCCTCCCCCCGCAGGCGCCTGTCCCGCTCTTGAATTGCAGAATGCCTATATTCAAGATGGCGACATGGGTGATATAGGGTTCGGTGCCATGAATTTCAGTTCCCTGCAGGTATCTAAATCTGATGTTCCTTTGGATTTAGTGGACAGCATTTCTAAATATCCCGATTTCCTAAAGATGGCCAATGACAGTTATGGTGACAATAGTTTTTTCCATATTAGAAGGGAACAAATGTATCAGCGGCATTTCTTTAGTAGACCCGGTAATATGGGAGAACCTATACCTGAAGGCCTATATGTTAAGGCTGCGTTAGGGGAACAACAACATAATAATTTTGCAAAGGCCTCCTCTGTATATTTTGGGACACCAAGTGGCTCCCTTGTTACCAGCGAAGCCCAAATCTTTAATAGACCCTACTGGTTACAACGTGCTCAGGGTCCTAATAATGGCATTGCATGGCATGAACAACTATTTATAACCGTCCTGGACAATACACGGGGCACAAACTTTACGGTTACTGTGTCCACTGCAGAGCCTCAGAATCCTGAGCAATATAGTGAAGACAATTATAATGTTTACAGTCGCCATGTTGAGGAATATGAGGTCTCTATGATCCTGCAGCTATGTAAGGTTCCCTTAATTCCTGAGGTACTAACCCATATCCATACTATGGACCCTAGAATTCTTGATAATTGGAATCTGGGTGTTAACCCTCCTGCTGCAACCTTATTAGAGGACCAGTATCGCTTCTTATCCTCTTCTGCTACCAAATGTCCTGTTCCTGCAGAGAAGGAGCCTGACCCTGACCCTTATGCACAATTTACATTTTGGCAATTGGATTTTACAGAACGTATTTCCCCTGAGCTTGATCAATTCCCCCTTGGCCGTAAATTCCTTCTGCAAAGTGGCAGCTTAAAACGTCCCAGGCCTGTTAAGACCTCTCCATCTACCTCCAAATCGCGACCCCCTAAGCGTAGACGTAAGTAACCCCTTACTTATTAATAAAATATATTTTGTTATAGACTCTCTGTGTCTTTTTCTATCTAGACCGCCAGCGGTCGCCTAAAAACCTCCATTGCATTCCCTTTCTCTGCACGTATTTTGGCATGGATTCTGTTACTGTGGTTTTTTTACATAACTATTGGATTATTATCCTTCATTAAGACCAATATCCTGAAGGTTACGCCCGCTGACACATTTGACACTCCAGGTGCATACATAATAGAGGCAACACGCCTAGACGACAGATACATCCTGGTTCCTTGGCAGGCCATCCGCAACCGCCTCCGCTCTTCCTGGTTTTCTTGGCAGTACATCCAGCACCGCCGGCGTTCTCCTTTATTCCTTAGGTCGTCAATCACACCTAATCCGATTGGCGTGCATCCCGGTAAGCCATTATCCCAAATTGAACCAGGTGGGTACCAGGTGGGTACCGGGTGCGGTCTTCGGCGGGAGCCCCTGGCGGTCGGGCAACCGGGAACGGTCGTGCAGGTTTTTACAAGTG